GTTAGCCTTAACTTTTTTGATAGACCAAGAAAACCATATATTGTTTTTAACCATTTAAACCTGGGCAAATATATCATTGATGACACTTCCCTATTGGATCAGGCTAAAAACCCACAGGATATTCTTAACAAAAGAGGCAGGCAGATTATGGAAAATGCAGATCAAGCAACTAGCGGCCTGGTATTTGATGAGGATAAGATTAGTCAAGAAGACGCCAAAAAGATTATTGGCGATCCTTCAGAAAAGGTCATGGTTTCAGGAAATGTTAATAATGCCGCAACCAGGCTTCCATACAATGCTCTCCCCAACTATGTAATGGAAGATAAGTTTGATGCCAGAGCTGAGATAGATAATATCTTTGGCACAAATGCACCAGTAAGGGGTGAGGCCAGTGGGCTTAAGACTCTTGGTGAAACTATATTGTCACAGCGGGCAAATATTGGCAGACTTCAAACAATCTCAGACTCCATTGAAGACGGGATGGGAAGGCTTTATCAGGCGCTAGTTCAAATGATGAAGGTTTACTGGGATGAGCCTGAGATAATCCGTTTCCGTCAGGTAGAGGGTAAAACAATGTTCCTTGAATGGGACAGGAACAAAATAGAAGACGGGGTTGATGTAAGGGTTAAGGCCGGTACGGCTCTGCCTAAAGACAAGGTGGCTACTAGAAATGAAACTATCCAAATGATGGCAGTTCTTGATCCTTTATCTTTGGCAGAAGGGTTAGATAAGCCCAATCCTAGAGAGTTTGCAAAACGGCAGATTTATTACCGCTTCTTTATGGATAAATACTTAACTGAGTTTTTGGATGAAGGGGAAGGTGATGTTGACAATAAAGCTATGGCTGATATTCAGGCTTTAATGAATGGTCAAGTGCCGCCAATTCCTGATGATATTAGCCAGGAATACCTGTTGACCTTTGAGAAGTTTTTAGCAAGCGAAGGGTTTAAGGCAATAGAAGATCCAGCTGTTAAGCAACGGATAATAGAATTTGCTGAAGCCGTAAAGGAAAAAGCAAAGGCTGAAATCGGGGAAGCTCCTCAGAGTACAGAGGCTGAGCCGGTAACTGAAGGGGAAGTTGCAGCCGGTATGCCAATGGAACAAAATACCGCTATTCCAGAACAAGAACCTGGGGGGAATATGATAAGCAGGATGTTTTCAAAAATAAGAGGACAATAAAATGACATTACCAAAAACCACTGATATTGGAAAAATAATGCACAAGTTAAAGAGTGAAGGCAATCGACCCCATAGGCAGATGGTGGCAATAGCTCTTAATCAAGCAAGGAAATCCGGTGCAGATATACCCTCAAAATCGTTAGCCATGAAGGCTAGGGCAACAGGAGTAACTACAAAGTAGTTGACACGATTCGCATATCGGGGTTATAATAATTTATCAATTAAAAATTGCCTACTTGACAAATTATTTTCAAGTATTCATAATCAGACAGAGGCACAAGAAGCCCAGTTCATACGAGAGTAGAACTGGGATTTTTTAGTTTAACTAATATGACATTTACTAATAGAGTCACTACAATCACACAAGACACCATTCTTCCAAAGGTGTTTGATAATATTTTAAGCGATAACTTCGCCGCATTTAGATTTATTTCAAATGGTTCTAAATGGTCTGGTGAAACCTTAAAGAGGCCAGTTAAGCTGGTTAAATCTACTTTGGGCGGTTCTTTCTCAGGGCTTGATACTCATTCAACTGCAACGGTCGAGTCCCGCAGAACAATGTCCTTTAACTTGAAAGCTTATGAAATTCCAGTAGCGATTGCCGGATTAGATAGACTGGTAAACGCAACTGAAGCACAGGTAATTGATTTAGTTAAGGCTGAAATGGAGTCTGCCGCACAAGATGCAATGGATGATATTGCAGACGCCTTTTACGGAGATGGGACTGGAAATTCTAGTAAAGACTTTGAAGGACTACAAAACTTAGTTGATGATGGTACGACCGCTTCTACTATTGGAGGTCTTTCAAGAACAACCTGGACTTCTTTAGCTGGAACACGAACAGCATCGGGCGGGGCAATGACTCTTACAAAATTAGGTGCATTATATATAGCAGTAGCAGGCGGATCAGCACAAAGGCAGAAACCAACCATTATTTCCTCAGATGAAACTGTTTGGAATTTATATGAAGCATTACTCTCCCCCACAGTTCAAGCCGGATATCAAATGAACGGTTATCCAATGGTTACCAGAAGAAGCCGAGGAGCAATCGCAGCTGGTGAATTTAAAGGCGGGATGGGTTTTACCTCCTTAATCTATAGAGGAGTACCTTGGGTGGCTGATGAAAAAGACTCAAATGGTCAGACTGTTTGGATGCTTAATGAAAACTACCTTGACTGGTACGGTCTAAAAGACCCAGAGATGACCTCAGTATCTTTTGGCAATACCCATGAAGGCACTTACAATGAAGCTCCTACAAATAACACAGGGCTACAAATCAGCAATTTCTTAAAGCCAGTTAATCAATATGGTGAAATTGGACACATCTACCTGTTTGGAAACTTAGTTACATTCCAACCACGCCGACATGGACGATTGACAGGAGTAACCAGCTCGTAATAGAATAAAAATATGAAACTATCAGGACAACCATTTATATACGACCTAAACCCATATGAACAGAATAGTGCTCAACAGCACGGACTGGGGGCAATTGGGGTTATGTCAAACGGGGATTTATACAGATATGCCAAGATTAACTCTGATGGCACTGATCTTATCGCTGGAAAATTAGTAGTATCAAGGGGTAGGGAGTCAAACCACGCTAACATGGCTCTTTCTGCAGCAGCCTCGGCTGGTGATAAATTGGTTATCCCAACAGCAGGAGCAACAGCAGTTGATGCACATGAATATGAAGAAGGTACTTTAACTTTCAACGACGTAAGTCCTGAAGGTGAAAGCTACTTTGTTACTTCTCACGAAGCAAACGCCGGATCACTTGCAACAGATGTATACCTTTACCCAGCCCTGAAGACAGCAGCAACAACTTCCTCAGAAGTAACTTTAGTAAGAAATCCTTGGAACAACCCAGCCATTTCTCAGCTTATTGCTGAAAGAGCAGTGGGTATTCCTCAAACCGACTGGGATGTATCTGTAGCCAACTTCGGATGGTTCAAAACCAGAGGAGTTTCAGCAGCTTTCCAAGACACAGGTGGATTGACAGTAGGATACCGCTGCACAATTTCCGACCAAGTTGACGGAGCAGTCGGAGTAATCAGCGACATTGACGCAGAGTTTGAAGTTGGACAAGCAATGCAAGCAGGTACAGCAGGTGAATATAATCCAGTATATCTGACGATTGACTAATTAACAGTTTAGGCGCGGGGTTGACGAGAAAATGTCGCAAGACTATTCAGGAGTCCGCATAGATTTTAACCACTCTTTGCGAGTGGTTTTTTTTATGAATAAAATATTATGTTTAAAAACAACAAGGGGGTGAAAAATATATGAAAGCAAGAGATTATTTTCCAGCCGTAAAATATGGAGCAAAATGGTATCCAGAAGATTTGGCTGGGATGTTGGGTATACCTTCTATTGGTAGTATTTTTTATGTTGACCCTTATGCTGGCAGTGATACTGCCAACTCAGGGGCTGCTCAAGATAACGCCTTAGCGACGGTTGCCGCAGCCTATGCAAAATGTACTAGTGGCAAAAATGATGTTGTTCTTATCGCTCCAACAGGAGGAACTGGTAGAACGACTGAAGCCGCAGCAATTACTTGGGCAAAGAGATTTACTCATTTAATTGGTAATGCTGCACCGATATTCAATAGCCCCAGAGCGGGGATGAATTTTACCCTAGCAGCTGCGACTACTACTCCCCAATTTAGTGTTACTGAAAATGGATGTATATTCAAAAATATTACTTTAAATCAGGGGGTGGCTGATAGTTATGCACTCGCCTATGTAACTGGCGATTACAACTATTTTGAGGGAGTTCATTTTAACGGCATAGTCAATGCAACCGCAGGCGATAGTGCCAATGGATATGATTTATACCTGAATGGAGCTTCTGATAATGTGTTTGTCAGTTGTACGATTGGAAACGACACCACAGCGCGTTCAGCAGCTAACTGCAACCTG